CCGTCAGGCAGATCAGATTTTGGTGATCTCCGATGGACGGATCAGCGAACAGGGAACCCATGACGAGCTTATGGCAAAAGCCGGGATTTATCAGGATTTTGTAAATATCCGTAAAAAGTCCTCCGGCTGGAGCCTTGCATAAAGGAGACAATAGTGATGATTCATGCGTCCGGAGAGGATTATCTGGAGGCTGTGCTGGTTCTTCAAAAGAATCACGGTGCTGTCCGCTCTATTGATGTTGCACGGCGTGTTGGAGTTTCAAAAGCCAGTGTAAGCTATGCGGTGTCGGCTTTGCGTGAAGGGGGCTTTTTAACGGTAGATAGTGATTACGTTTTGCATTTGACCGAAACAGGCCGGAATGTTGCCGAAAAAATTTATGAGCGGCATCAGTTCTTTACAGAGCAATTTATCGCAGCTGGCGTTGACCCTGAAATTGCAGAGCGAGATGCTTGCCGGATTGAACACGCCATCAGTCAGGACACCTTTGAAAAGATCCGGGATGCACACAAACAGGAAAAATAGGATACTAATGCCCGTCGTTCCAACTGTGCGGACAAGAGCAGCCAGTGGGGAAAATATAAGCCCACTGGCTGCTCTACATGAAGAGACCGTCTCAAGTTTTGTGTAAACGTTAAAAACTGATATAAGATTTGTGAATAGTTACAAATGGGCAGAGCCGATTTTCCGGATTCTGCCCATATCTGCATTATACAGTAGTTTTTAGGCATGTCAATAAAACCTGCCTAAAATTGACTGTTTTACAGGTTCCGTCCTGCCAGACGTTCTTCAAAATAAATTTCAAGCTGGGAATGGATCTGTCCCCAGTCCTGCCTGTGACCGGTCCATTTTTTCGTGATATCCATGGTTGCCAGATACAGCATTTTCAAAAGGCTGTCATCCGACGGAAAAACCGTTTTGCTTTTGGTCACTTTCCGGAGCTGACGGTTGAATCCTTCAATGGCATTTGTGGTGTAAATCAAGCGTCTGACTGCTTCTGGATATTTGAAATAAGTGGACAGGGTTGCCCAGTTATCATTCCAGGATTTATAGATTTTCGGGTACTTGGAATCCCATTTATCTTTGAACAATTCTAACTCATTTAAAGCTGCTTCTTCCGTTGGAGCTGCATATACAAGCTTCAGATCAGCCATCAGTTTTTTGACGTCTTTGTATGAAACAAACTTTGTTGAATTACGGATCTGATGGATGATACACTGCTGAATCTCTGTTTTTGGATAAACAGCCTCGATTGCCTGTGGAAATCCATTTAAACCATCAACGCATGCGATCAGGATATCCTCAACGCCTCTGTTTTTTAATCCATTCATGATAGAAAGCCAGAATTTCGCACTTTCGTTCTCTCCAACATACATTCCAAGGACATCTTTTTTTCCACTCATGTCGATACCAAGAGCAATGTAAACCGCACGTTTTACGATACGTCCTTCGCTGCGGACATGATAGTGGATCGCATCCATAAATACTACAGCATACACTTCTTCCAGAGGACGTTCCTGCCATTCTTTTACAATCGGCAGGATTTTGTCTGTGATCCGGCTGATTGTGCTATCAGAAATATCAATATCGTATAATTCACGCATATGGGATTCAATGTCTCCGGTTGTCATCCCTTTAGCATACATGGAAAGTATTTTTTCTTCCATGTCCTGAGTTACGGTATTTTGATATTTTTTAATCAGCTGTGGTTCGTAATCACCGTTACGATCCCTTGGGATCGCCACATCCATATCTCCATAACTGGTGTGCATGGTTTTGCTGGAATGACCGTTTCTGCTGTTGTCTGTTTCTTTGTTGCGATAATCATACTTGGAATATCCTAATTCTTCATCCAGTTCCTCGTCCAAAGCACCTTCCAATAGGACAGACATCATGTCACGCATGATGCCATTTACATCGTTGCCGTCTTTGATGCTGATATCATTATTTTTCAGATAATCACGCATCATTTCTCTCATTGCTGCTTTTTGTGGGCTGTCTTTTCTTCTTGCCATAAAAATAACCTCCAAACTGAGTAATTTTATCTTACATCAGTTTGGAGGTTTACACAAACTTTGGGATACTCCCGAGCATTTACGCTTTTAACATCTAGTCCCACATCCTGCAGTTTTTTTACAATTTCTCTTTTGTACAAATCACCCTTGTAATTATAAGGCATAGTTTCACCATCTCAGCACATTATCGAATAATCAAGTTTAATCGTTATCGTTCTGAGCAGATGAAGTTAACTCCATCATCTTTTGTGCGTATGTAGCTCCATCAATTTCTTCATCAGCATACTGTCGCATAAGCTCATCAATCTGTTCTTTTAACTCTTCTCTAGTCATCTTTTCGCTCCCTTAAATTATTTGTTATAGTTTCTAAAGTCTTCTTCTGATTCATAAATATCATCAGCGGAAATACTATTCTTATGACCGCATTCGGTACACTTCCACACATAATGATGGTCATCAAATCCCGGTTGGTCATTCAAATAAGCATTACAACGGTCACAGTACCAATCAATTCCCGGAAATCTTTCACTCATCTTCGCTACCTCCTTTTTCATCTGGATGTGCAGCATCATATTCTTTAATACCATTTATGATTTCTGCTTTTGCTTTTTCTATTTCGGTTTCGTTGTTCTTCTTTCTCGATTTGAAATAGTCAACAACTTTAATAGTTGCCGCAGTCAATAATGAAGCACCAACTGCCGCTACTCCAAGCCAAGGCAGCATCTCCATTTTACCTGCCTCTTTGCTTACAAGCTCCAGCATTTCAACATACTTTTCTGGGCCTCCTGCTGCTTTTGCAGCTTTTGATAATTCTGCATAATCCCAATTCTGAGCCATACTATTCCTCCTCTTGACTTTTAGTCTTTTCATCTAGCTCTTTTATAAGTCTTTCTGCTTCATTAATACGCTGTTGTTCTTCGTCAATCTCTTCCTGAAAGATGCTTGATACTCTTTTTCTTTCTAGCAATAATTTCTTTGGAAGATTGGATATATTTGAACTTTACATCATTTGAAAAAAGCTCAAATCCTTCACGGAACTCTTGCTGGACTTCCTCGGTCTTTCTTGTAATTTCTTCTATGTCTTCTTTAGTTGCTAAATTCTTACCTTTTTCATCCATGTATAAGGAAGATAATTTTTGACAAACAAACCAATTAAAAACACTGCAACCGCCAATAAAATTTCAAATATCAATATAGCCCAATCCATATTAATTCCTCCTTGTATTTACTGATTCATGCTTAACGCTTTTTTCATAACATCTAATCAACAGCCTAAACCCTCTGACCGTTTTTACAGTAAATATATTTCAATATAAGAAATACGGACTTTCATGAGCTATTGCCTAATCTCAAAAAATCCTGTAAATACGCTACTTTTCGCTATTTATTTCTCTTTTCTAGACATCAAACAGACCGTCTCGACAGTTGTTTCAGTTTCCAAGGGAAGTTCTTTCACTTCCTCACCATCAACAGGCACAGGAAAATTGAATACGATCTTCTTTATCCAGCTTCCGTCTTTCCTTTTCTCCGGGAACATCTCAATTCGCTCGATAAAGGCCTTCATAAACTCCTTCTGCTCCGCTTCCGTTGCGGAATGGTAGACTTCATCAAATGCCAGTAAGAGCCGATAAATGTTATCGCCGGATATTTTCTCCTGCTGGATACTGCGTATCTGACTTTGCAATTCGCCAATCTGAACTTCGATTTCCTCTATCGTATCATACTGCTCATCATAGCGGCGTTGCAAGTCCAAAATCTTTCTGTCATAGTGGGCATCGTTGATGTCCAAGGTATCCATCTGACGCTCCAAGCGGCTTTTCGTTCCAAAGGCTTGCTTTAGCTGCCCTTGCAGGACGGCGATCTGCTTTTCCATATCCTCTGTATCAACCGCTGTTCCGATTTTCGCTTGAATTGCTTCTACAAATCGGGGATTGTTGACCATAGCGGAAATAATCTTCGCCACAAATTTGTTGATCTCTGTCTGTTCGATATTCAGCCGGAAACTGCACTCATGCCCTGTCGGCGTAACTGTATTTTTGCAGTAGTAATAATACCGTGTTTTCTTGTCCTTGCTATGAGCCTTGGCAATATTGCCGTACATACTCTTTCCGCAGCATGGGCATTTCAAGATACCGGACAGGATGTGTGCGTGGTCTGGATTGTTGACCTTTTCCCGCTTAAAGGAATTGATCTTGCGCTTTTCCTGTGCCAGATACCAATCCTCTTCAGAAATGATAGCTTCGTGCTGTCCTTCATAAACCGGAAACTCCGACTGCTCAACCACGTGAATCTCGTTTCTTGTACCCTGTTTCTTTTCAGTTCTTCGTCTGCCGTAAGCAATCTTTCCCATATAAACAGGATTGTACAATACATTTTTCACAAAATCTCTTGAAAATCCCGGAATGGTATTATTCTGTCTTAGTTTCTTTACATAACCATTGCGGTTCAGATATTTTGCAACTCCTGCAACACCCTCGTTTGTATGAATATAACGATCATAGATTACTCGGATAACTTCCACTTCATCCTCTGCAATGACAAGGTTTCCGTTTTCCAGTTTGTATCCATAGGGAGCGAAACCGCCGTTCCATTTGCCTTCACGAGCCTTTTGCTCCCGTCCTGCCATTGTCTGTGTGCGGATATTTTCTCGCTCAATCTCTGCCACCGCAGACAGCACAGAGATCATCAGCTTTCCGGCATCCTTGGAGCTGTCAATGCCATCCTCCACGCAAATCAGGTTGACACCAAAATCCTGCATGAGCTGCAAAGAGTTCAGAACATCGGCTGCATTTCTGCCAAATCTGGAGAGCTTAAAGACAAGCACATAGGAAACGCCGTCTTTGCAGTCCTGGATGTCGTTCAGCATCCGTTGAAACTCCTGCCTCCCTTGGATGTTCTTGCCGGAAAATCCTTCGTCAGAATACTCCCCGGCAACGACCATATCCTCGTATGCCGCATACTTCCGCAACTTGTCCCGCTGGGCATCCAAGCTGTATCCGTCTACCTGCATGGAGGTGGACACTCTCGTATATAGATAACATTTAAGTTGCTTCTTTTTCAGAATCGCTACCTCCTTCGCTCATTTCTTTTACCATCAATCCCTCGTTGCGGATATAATACTCCAAAAGTCTAAGCACATAATCCGGTGCATGGCGGTTGTCCAATTCCCACTCGGTCATAGTCCGGTAAGGAATATGGACGAGCTTGCAAAAATCTTTCCGGTTCAGTCCTGTGCTTTCACGCAACTTAATAATTCTGTTTTTACAATCCATTCGTCTTTTCTCCAAAAAAGCAAAAATACACGTTGCGTACATATTATAGCATAGCCGCAACAAGTACGCAACGTGTAAATTGTAAATTTTTACGCAGCCTTATCCGTCAAAGGCTGCGCTTGCTTATCATCCTTGGAACACTCCACCGTTTGTGGAGTATCCTGCTCTAATTTATCCAAAACCTGATGCCCGTACTTCTGGAGCATCTGGCTCATAACATCCACACAGCGGTCAAATGCCGCATTATATTTCGCTTCCTCATAATATTTCTTCAATAGGCAATTCCTCCATCAAAGTTCCATATCCTGTCCACGCTTCTGGGCAGGGTGTTTGTGTTCCTGCGTTTCCTTTCCTCTGATGAGGATAGAATTGATAAAAGCCCGAACCCTTTCGGATGCAATTTCCAGTGCATCCAGAAAAGGCTGGGCTTTCTGTTTCAGTTCCATATATTTTTCGCTTACTGCTTCATACCGCTGTTTCCAGATGGAAACCGTCTTTTCAGCGGAAGCCAGTTTCTCCTTCAAGCGCTTGTTGTCAGCATTGGCGATAATGCCGTTGACCGCATAGCGTTTGAGCGTGTCGCATTCATCCGGTGTCAGCGTGATATTATTTCCGAATGTGGCTTTCTTTCCCATCGTTTCAATCTCCTGCACCGTCAGAGCAACGGTCTTTGCTGTTTTGGTTTCCTTTTGCAGAGCTTCCAGTTTCTTTTTCTGTTTCTCCGTGGCAGCTTTGGCATTCTCCAACCCCCGCTTCGCCTGTGCCACCTGCCCGGTCACAGCTTCCAAGCGCTGCTGTTCTGCCTGCACCTTGAACTGGGTCACAGTCAGATGTTCCTCTGTACTGCCACGCTCTCCACGCTCCACATCGGTATATCCGGCATTTCGCATGAAATGAAAAAAGTCATCCTGCAACACACTGTAGGACGACTTCAAAATCTTTTTTCCTTTTGCGTTCAACATTGGATTACCATCCTTGTCAAGCACCGGCTTGGACTCCCATTTTTTACTGCGGCTGACCTGCGTGATCGTTTCCTTTACCGTTCCCCGGAGGGATTCATCCTTACATCGCTTCGACCACAGAATTTGCTTCTCTACCACCGGGATATAAACCACATGAAGGTGGTAGTGGTACACATCTTCGCCCAGAGCTTCGGACATTGCCTGGTTGCGCTCGTCGGCGTGCATCACAGCGGATAGGATATACTGCTCACCGCCTACGATCTCCACGGCGGCTTTATAGGCATCGGCATAAAACTGTTTTGCAAATTCATAGCCGCCGTGATTGTAGAAGTAAGCAGAGTTCACATCAAAGATCAACTCACCGTATTTGACGGCATCCGGTTTCAGACCTCTGGTGGAGATCACGCCATCCTGTTCCATCTGCTCGAACATTTTTACATAATCGTCAGTGGGAGACTTGAAGTGAACATTCAGCGCAGTACGTTCCGGCACGATGTCCTGATTGCTGTAGCTGTCCTTTTCACGCTCATTGTGTTCCTGTACCTTCGCCACATCAGCCGGTGTTTCCAAGTCCTGATTTCTGGCTACGGTACGGTCTATTCCATCATTTCTTGCCATTGGATTTTTCCTTTCTTTGAGATTTGCAGACAGCGGAAGGCTGGAGAACGGCACTTTTTCAAAGTGTAATAACCCACTATGACACTTTCATCCATACTGGCTGCAAAGTGCCGTGGGCTCTCCGAGGGCTCTCCCGAGGGGGAATGCGGTCACTGCGGTGACCTCTGCTGACCAAGGCGAAAATGTCTGCGCCTTTTCCCATGGTCAGCCCGTCTGCATGAAGCTGTTCTGTGTCAACTTCCTCTTGCAGTCGGTGTCCACAGACACTTTTTCAAACGCCTGTGGACATAGAAACAGCCCGAACGAGAGGATGTGTGCTGTTTCTATAACAAGCGTTTTACGCTCTTTTGCTGCGTACATACATACCAGCAATGGGATTTACTCGACCTGCCGCCATTCCTCCGGAATGTCCTCCGGTACGTACGTACACGGCGAATCTCCGTAAAACCCATTTATATGAGGTCGTGCAATGGCTTCCACTCCCATGAATCCCCACACCCGCCGTCCGGCTGAGTTGGTGATGTTGTTGCAATGCTCCAGATTGAATTTCTTGGCATTGGCAATCATGGCGTCGCTGAAGCTGCGGGCTTTCAGCGGAGCAAGAGAATTTTCCTCGCACCACATCCGATAGATTTCATAGAAATCCTTGGAGCTGATGGACGCATCCGCTTTACGCCGGATGTATCCCTCGGAATCCATGAAATCAAAGATATTGTTGTTGTCACGTTTGACCGCTTCCCGGTTTTCCCGGATACGGTCACTCTCCGTAAACTTAAAGTTGTTGGCAACAAGCCGCTGCAAGCCTTCAAATGCCCACAGGAAGATACCCTCGGCTTCAGCTTTCATCTTCTCTGCAAGATCAGGATCGTCAGCTCTGTCCACCGGCTTTTCCTTGGTGGTCAGCACAAGCTGTCTGCGATAAAATCCGTCACTGCGGTCATACAGGGCTTGCAGATCACCGTTACTGAATGCCAGCAGCCGAGCGAACATCCAGCCCTGATAACTCTGCTTGCCTTTACGTTCCAAATCCATCTTGCCTTGTGCTGTCACGATGGATTTTACATAGTTGGTCTGGCGCAGAGCTTCCATCCGCATATCATCATCTACGCACAGCAGGATGTGCTCCAGATCGGCACGGGCAAAGCGGTTTTCAGAAATCTTGCCGATGCTGCCGTCCTTCATGTTTGTGCCAAAGATAGCCGAAAGCACCGCACCGATTTGGGATTTACCCTCGCCACCGTTGCCCTTAATCACCATCATGCGCTGTCCTTTGTTGGAGGGGATCAGGCAATAACCGATAAACTCCTGCAAGGTGGGAATGTCTTCCGCATGGAGCAGTCCATTCAAAAAGTTCAGCCAGATCACGGGCGCAGGAGCATCGGGATTGTAGACAACAGGCAGACGGCTTCGCACGATAGCCGGTCTGCCCTCGGTAAATGTGCCGTTCAATAGCAGCGTACCGTTGAACACATGGATGCGATCCTGCTCCGGTGGGAAGTCAGGCACTTGCGCTTCCAGTTTCAGCACTTCCAGAATGTTGGTGATCTTCCGGGGGATGTTGTTCACGGCACAGAATTTCAGCTTGTCGTAAATCTCCCCACGCAGTGGGAGATCGTCCGTCACTCGACCATCGGGCGTAAAAAAAGCTCCGTTTGCGAAGATGATTCTGCGCTCATGCAGAAATTCTTCACAAAACAGAGCTTCGTTGATGTTCTGCCCATCAAACCAGACAGGCAAATTCATATCAGGCGTTTTCCGGTTCTTCGCCATGGTGCGCCACCTCCTTTTTCTTTCGTGTGATGTACTCTTGCAGAAAAGTAATTTTTCCCTCCTTCATCAGCTCGTCCACCAATGCCACCCGCTCTTCCAGATCACCCACGGTCAGCACATCTGCCATATATTCGATAGGACAGTGCATCTGGCAGGCTTCCACAAAACGATCATCCAGAGCCTCCTCCGGTGTTTTGGGTGCATACCGCACTTTCCAATCTTCCAGCAGATGCAGATAATCCGTCAGCACCCGGAAACACAGCATTTCATCCTCCCGGAACTGACGGATATAAGGACGCTTTGGCTTGACCATAGCTGCGACAGTGGGCGGTTTCGGGTCAAGTCCGAAGTCCGAAGCCAGCTTTTGCGCTGCTTCATAGCTGCTCATATTGAACAACCTTGCCACAAGGTCGATCACATCTCCCTTTGCTCCACAGCCGAAGCAGAAGAAATAGTCCTCATTCAGCTTCAAGCTCGGATGCCTGTCATTGTGGAACGGGCAGCAAGCCATACCGTTTCGGTTGACTTTCAGCCCGTAGTGTTCGGCGGCTTGCTTGACACTGATTGCCGCTTTGATGGTTCCATAGATTGTCATAAAAAACCCTCCGTTCATAATATTCTGGAAAGCACGAAGCACCCGCAGTGATTGGCAGGTGCTTCGCTCCTTCTATTATGGTTATGACGGATTTCTCAAAAAACAGGCTAATCGGAGGACAACTCCGTTTCAAAAAACAGGACAACTTATTGATAGATGTAGATTTCTTTACATTAGCATGATACAATTAAGAAAGTGAAAAAACAGGACAGGAGGTAAGCATGAACCAAGAATTGATGACATTGGACTTCTGGCAGGATACGGTCATATATGAGGGCAAAACATTCCCTGTCGGCACGCTTGCCTGTGATGCACTGAATGTTCCTGCGGATACTATTACAAAAATGAACGAGCAATGCGAGAAAATCAATCTGCTGCTCGGGATGCTGAATGCCGGACAGGATACTTCTGCACTCTTTCCAATGGCAAAGGAAGCTGCATTGACAATGTTAGAGATTCTCAGCAAAACGCCGCCGTTCTCCTATATGGATATACCAAAGCACCGGGAACGAATAGAAAGGGTCTTTACTGCGGACAATGCTCTGAAATATGTGGAGTTCGCCATAAAAGCCGTAACCAATTCTTTACCGTTCGAAGAAGTTCCGAAATATGCTGATGCGGTGATGCTCCAGCGCTATACCGCTGTATGCGGGCATCTGGCTTACTCCCTTGAGGAATACCAAAAGGCGATGCTTGATTTTGCAGAACAATCGGACGGAAACGAAGCAGACCGCACCGCAGAGGGCTTTGCGAAAATGTTCGGCACCTATTTCCCACCGGAGTTTTCTATCACAGAGGGCAATGCCTGGATGTCTACCCTGAACAATTCCGTTCAGTATATATCGGTCATCCGTCCCGGCGAAAAAGTTGCGAAGCTGGTCAAGCGGATGCACTATGTATCCTTTGTAGGGATGTTCCGGTCTGATCTTTTTGAGGGCTTATGTGTTGGTCATGCCCCGAAAAAATGCAAAATCTGCGGCAAGTGGTTCCTCACCACCAACGCAAGGCACACCAAATACTGCGGCGGCTATGCACCGGGGGACAAGCTGCACCGCACTTGCCGGCAGATCGGCAATCTAAAAGGCAGAGAACAGCGAGAGCTTGCAGACGATCATCCGATTATCCAGATATATGAAAAGAGGCTGAACACCATAAATCGCTATGTAAAGCGTGGTACTCTGGACGCTGACCTTGCGGAGGTCATGAAGAAACTGGCAAAAGATAAAGAACTCCGGGCAAAAAGTGATGTTGCTTATGCCAAAGGAGCTTATGAAAAAGAAATGGAACAGGCTGCTTTGCTTGCAGAAGCTAAGATACATATTTAGTGGGGGAACAATATGAAACAAATATATGTGCATGGATTAGGACAAACATCTGACAGTTGGACAAAAACAATAGATATTTTGCAAACTACTGATTACAGCTTGTGTCCGAATCTTCCTGATTTAGTTCATAGCAAAGAAGTGACCTATGATAATCTATATGCTGCATTTTCAGATTACTGCAATCAATATGATGAGCCTATTGATTTGTGCGGTTTATCGCTTGGGGGCGTATTAGCTCTGAACTATGCTATACAATATCCGAAAAAAGTTCGCTCCTTGGTGCTTATCGCCACACAATATAAAATGCCCAAGAAGCTTCTGAAATTTCAAAATCTTCTCTTTAGATTTATGCCTAAATCCATGTTTCAACAAATGGGATTTAGAAAAGCTGATTTCTTACTTCTATGCGAAACCATGATGGAGTTGGACTTTAACAACTCTCTGCACAAAATATCATGCCCTACACTATTGTTATATGGCGAGAAAGATACTGCGAATAAAAATGCTTCTATTGAATTGGCAGAATTGCTTAAGAACGTGGAATTAAAAACGATTATTGGTGCCGGACATGAAGTTAATATTGAATCACCGCAGGAATTGGCAGAAATACTTCATGCTTTTTATGAAAGAATGTCTTAAGGGATTCTTATAGAAATGAGAAGGGAGGTGCGCTATGCTGAGTGATTTTACATGGAATATGACCGGATACATACCGAAACACCAAGTCAATCCGCACGGTGATGGTATCATTCCCTATGTGGCAGAGCGCATCTTCCAACTGGAACCTGAGCCGCCAAAGGTAGGCAGTCTGAACGAATATATCCTGTCTGCCTTGCAGGAAAAGAATTTGATACATTTCTCATTCTTCCTACACCACTACGAGCCGCAGCTTAACAAGCGCATCAAAGACTTTCTCGGTGTGGATGGCGGCGATTTGTACGACACAGACCGATTTATAGATATAAAGCTCTCCTGCCGGGAACAAATGCTCCAAAAACTGATGGACTATGACCTTACCAAGGGCGCAGAGTATGCTACATACATCTATCCGTTCATCCGGGATGCTATGCTCCGTTTTCGCATGGGCGAAGAAAAATGGTCGGTATCCTCTCTGACTAATTACAAAATGGTGCGGTCAATGGCTTGGCTGTACCACAATACCAAGGATGCGGTCAACGAGTTTTCCAAGAAATACAACTGTGATCTTGCTCTTGCCGAAAACTATCTGAAAGTTGTGCGAGGTATCCGCAATCAGCAGCCTTTCTATGTCACAGACGAGGACGGCGAAGAAACAGGCGAGGATGTAGCCCTTGACGATAGCTGGAACTATACCGATATCCTCTGGAACGGCATACAGGCAGAAAAGGTGCAGCGGGCATTTGAGAAACTGAATTACCGGGAACAGACCTTGCTCGAAAAACGATTAGCAATTTGCATGACCTGTGGGCGTGTCAGCTCATGGAAAGACCGCCCCACCTTTGAAGAACTGGCGGTTATGTTTGAGGGCAGTACAGCCAGCGGTGCAGAACGAGCCTACCGAAAAGCAGTGGACAAGTTGACGGAATTTTTGGTTGCCGAGGGCGCAATCCATGCAGTCCGGCTAAAACAGAAATCCAAGACCAAGCGAAAAAAGAAAATCGCCGCCGCAATCTACGAATATCAGGCAGACTGCGACGGCGAATGGGGCGAAATATCATTAGATTTTGAGAACGGCAAGGCAGAGGTCATTTTGCTTGCCGATTGGGATACAGTGAAAACGAACAAATTTGCAAGCAGAGCAATCGCCTATCTTCTGAACTGTGAGAACGAAAAATTACCCAAGGAAATAATGGTGGCCTTTGAATAACGAGGGAGTGAGATACATGGAGCAATTACTGATTGTTGAAGATGATATCGGTTTGAATCAAGGCTTATGCAAAGCGCTGAAAGCAGATGACCGTCAGATTATATCCTGCCATGATCTAAAAGCGGCAAGAGAACAATTGCTTTGCGGGAGTGTATCCCTGGTTCTGCTGGATATCAATCTGCCGGATGGCAGTGGGCTTGAGCTGCTCCGGGAGATCAAGGAAAACACGCCCGGGATTCCTGTTATTCTGCTGACTGCCAATGACACCGATCTGGATATCGTAGACGGACTGGAGAGAGGCGCTGATGATTATATTACCAAGCCCTTTTCTCTTTCGGTTTTGCGGGCAAGGGTGAATACCCAACTGCGAAAGCAAGCGTCAAACCATAAAAATGCGCCGTTCCATATGGATCTATTTCACTTTGACTTTGAGGCTATGACCTTTTATGTGGCAGATTCAAAAGTGGAATTGAGCAAAACCGAACAAAAATTACTGCGTCTGCTTGTTGAAAACCGAGGCCGAACCATGACCCGTGGAGACCTTGTAGACCGGATCTGGACAGATGGCGCAGAATATGTGGATGAAAATGCTTTGTCTGTTACGATCAAGCGTCTGAGGGATAAGCTTGGTGCACAGAAATATATTAAAACCGTCTATGGAATCGGTTATAGCTGGGTGACAAAAGATGAATAAAACCGGCATTGTGATCATACTGCTGTGTTTTCTGGCGGCGGCAGCTGTTGTGTTATGGGAGCGGAGAAAGGCCAGAAAAACGATGGAAGAAATCGAAAGGATGCTAGACGCTGCCATGACCGGCTCCTTTTCTGAAAACAATTTTGATGAAAGCCAGCTGTCTGCATTGGAAACGAAGTTTGCGCACTATCTTTCCGCAGCAGAAGCATCTTCTCAAAATATAGCGCAGGAAAAAGACAAAATCAAAACCTTGATTGCAGACATTTCCCACCAGACGAAAACGCCGATTGCAAACCTGCTGTTATACAGCGAGCTTCTGAAGGAGGAAACTCTGCCTGCATCGGCGAAGGCAAATGTGGAGGCGCTGTACAAACAATCGGAAAAGCTGCGATTTCTGATCAATTCTCTCGTAAAGCTTTCCAGACTGGAAAACGGGATCATTTCACTCTCCCCTCAGCAAGCAGCGCTGCAGCCGCTGCTTGAAAGCGTAGTAGAACAATATACTGCCAAGGCTTCTGAAAAAGGATTGTCTTTGCGACTGCAAGATACCGATGCTTTTGCTGTATTCGACTTCAAATGGACAGCGGAAGCGCTGGCTAATATCGTAGACAACGCCATCAAATATACAGAGCATGGCACCATTACTATTTCTGCCGTAAGCTATGAAATGTTTGCAAGGATCGATATATCGGATACCGGTTCAGGCATCCCGGAAAGTGAGCAAGCGAAGATATTTGCTCGCTTTTACCGCTCAAATAGTGTGCAGAAACAAGAAGGTGTGGGCATCGGCTTATACCTTGCCCGACAGATCATATCCGGCGAGGGCGGTTATATCAAGGTTGCTTCCGTTCCGGGAAAAGGAAGTACGTTTTCCATATTTCTGCCGAAATAACAACAATTCTATCAAAACTGTTAGATTTCATTTTCCGCCGGAAAGAATGTGGAAAGATTCCTATGCGATAATCTGTATGTATCAAAGGATCATTTCCTTTCATACATACAGATTTTTTCATGGAGGTACTCATTTATGGAAGTTTTACAGGCAAAAAACCTGAAAAAGATTTATGGCTCCGGCAATAACGCAGTTCATGCGTTGGATGGAGTTGATTTAAGTGTAAAGAAGGGCGAATTTGTTGCAATTGTCGGCACATCCGGCTCCGGCAAATCCACGCTGCTGCACATGCTGGGCGGGCTGGATCGCCCTACAAGTGGCACGGTCATGGTGGACGGACAGGATATTTTCTCCCTGAAGGAGGAAGCGCTGACCATCTTCCGTCGCAGGAAAATCGGCTTTGTGTTCCAAGCATATAATCTTGTTCCGGTGCTGAATGTGTATGAAAATATTGTTCTACCCATTGAGCTGGACGGTGGCAAGGTCAATAAGGATTTCGTACAGCAGATTGTACAGACACTTGGGCTGGATGATCGTCTGGATGCGCTGCCCAATCAGCTCTCAGGCGGTCAACAGCAGCGGGTAGCCATTGCCCGTGCGCTGGCGGCAGCACCCGCTATCATTCTGGCAGATGAACCCACCGGCAATCTGGATTCCAAAACCAGCCAGGATGTATTGAGCCTTTTGAAAGTCACCAGTCAAAAGTTCGCCCAGACAATCGTAATGATCACTCACAACGAAGAAATTGCGCAGATGGCAGACCGCATTATCCGTATCGAAGATGGTCGGATCGTCTCCCAGAACTAACGGGAGGTGGCTACGATGAATGTCAAAAACAGAAAATGTATTCGAAAGCTCAGCTTAAAATCTCTTTATGCGAACCGTCGCCGCAATCTGATCGCTATTTTTGCCATTGCGCTGACAACGCTGCTATTTACGTCCATGTTCACCATTGTCTTGTCACTGAACGCCAGCTATGAAACCTACCAGTTTCGGCAGGTAGGCGGCTATGCACACGGCACCTTTAAGGATGTTTCCCCCGAGCAGGCGGAACGCATCGCTGCCCACCCAAAGGTGAAGGCTGCGGGGATACGGAAGGTAATCGGTATCACTGCGGAGGGGGTCTTTGCCAAAGTACCGGCAGAGATCAGCTACATGGATGCCAACTGCACTAAATGGAGCTATGCAACCCCTACTACCGGACGGATGCCCGAAAGCGGCAAAGAGGTAGCCATGGATACGGCAGCGTTGCAGCTGCTTGGCGTAACGCCGGAGCTGGGCGCCGAGGTCACGGTTTCCTATTCCATTACGGACAAGGATCAAACCGCCTTTACTGTAACAGATACCTTTACGCTGGTAGGCTATTGGGACTATGATGAACTAATGCCTGTTCATTACATCAACATCAGCCGTGATTACGCAGATGACATCGAAGCGCAGGCAGTAAAAACAGGTTTACAGCCTTTCCGCACCGATTTGAATGTCATGCTGGCCTCCGGCACAAACATTCAAGGGCAGATGGAGCAGGTGGATACCGATCTTGGCTACACATGGGACAGCTATACCGATCCCAACAGCGTCCGGATCGGCGTCAACTGGGGATATACCTCATCCCAGCTGGAGTCGAAGCTTGATCCGGAACTTGTGATCGCCATAGCAGCTTTTTTGCTGCTGGTGATTTTCACTGGGTATCTTATCATCTATAACATTTTTCAGATCTCTGTTGCAGGGGATATCCGGTTTTACGGACTTCTGAAAACCATTGGCACAACGCCCCGGCAGCTCAAACGCATCATTCGCCAGCAGGCACTTCTGCTTTGTCTGATCGGCATTCCGGCGGGGCTGCTGCTGGGCTACGGCATCGGCGCTGTTTTGGTGCCTGTTGTCTTGCACTCCATCCAGTTGGATACAGGCATCACCACCATCAGCACTTCGCCTGTGATCTTCCTTGGGTCCATGCTGTTTGCCTTGTTGACGGTGCTTTTGTCCTGTTCTAAGCCCGGAAAAATGGCAGCCAAGGTCTCTCCGGTGGAGGCTACCAAATATACGGATGTGATGCAGACCAAGAAAAAACGGCGCAGCATCCGGGGAGCAAAGCTCCATCAGATGGCCTTTGCCAATCTGGGACGAAACAAGAAAAAGACGGTGCTGGTGGTGGTGTCTCTGGCACTGTCGGTGACACTGTTCAATGCGCTGTGTGCCTTTGTGGGCGGCTTCAGCATGGAGAAGTATGTATCCGCCATGACCTGCGCCGATTTTATCGTCAGCACGCCCGACTATTTCCGTTACAACCCGGCAGATGAATTCATCACGCCAGAACAAATCGAAGAGATCGCAGCAAACACAAAGGCCAGTCTTTCCGGCACGGGATATGCTGTGCGAAAACCCGCCTACCTGTGGATGACGGAGAATGCTCTGCGGCAGGACTATGCAAAGTACGAAAGCGCCGAGCAGTTGGACAGCCATATGAGCCGTCTGGAGCACCGGGGCAATATGGTGATGGGAGATACCAGAATCGAGGCTCTGGATAACAGTCTGTTTGACAAGCTGCAAGTATTCGACGGAGATATTTCTCCCATGTTGGAGCCGGACAATAACGCCATTGCCATTGCGGTTTCCTTAGATGACTACGGTAATCTGCCCAATCTTGAATACTACCCCAAGGTGGGAGACACGATCACCGTTACCTATGCGGACGATGTGAAATATATCGACAGCCGCACCGGGGAACTCACCGAAGATACACCGGAGGAGTACTTTCAGGCAAAATTGTATGGAGCCAGAGATGTAGAGTACACGGTCTGCGCCTTGGTAGAACTTCCGAATTCCATGAGTTATCGTTATAGTGGTATTGGATATGACGTAGTTTTGTCTGTGGACACCGCACAGAGGGACAGCGGTGGTGCAGCCATTCCGATGCTCTACCTGTTCGACACAGCGGACGAAGTTGACGAGGCCGAAGCAGAGCAATATCTATCGAAGCTCACTGCCGGTGAGTTTTCGCCCTTGATGTATGAAAGCAAGGCCACGGCTCGCTCTGAATTTGCTCAGTTCCGGCAGATGTTCCTTCTGATAGGTGGTATTCTCTGTGCTATCATCGGGCTGGTGGGACTCTTAAATTTCTTCAACGCCATGATGACCGGTATTCTTTCCCGCCGCCGTGAATTTGCTGTGCTTCAGGCTGTAGGAATGACGAACCGGCAGCTCAAAACCATGCTGATCTACGAGGGATTATTTTACGCAATGTCCTCCGTAGCGGCGGCCTTTATTCTGTCGCTGGCGGTGGGACCTCTTGCAGGAAAAATGCTGGGCAGTATGTTCTGGTTCTTTGAGTATCGATTCACCATTCTGCCTGTCCTGCTGACAATTCCGGTATTTCTTCTGCTGGGGTGGCTGATTCCTTGCATGATGTATGACAACGCAGCGAAATGCAGCGTTGTAGAGCAATTAAGGGATGCTCAATAACTGTTAAGCAAAAAACGGCCCTCTGCCAAGGAAAAGGCAGAGGGCTGAGTTTTAATCTAAGGGTTTACATTCAGTTACAGTTTTTAGATAAATTTCGGGGTTTCCGTTCAAAACAAGGTCTGCATATCCAATCGGGTCATTGTAGATCAGATAATCCAGTTCTGACCGCTGATACATATTGTCGGCAACCTCGTTTTCCACCGCAATCGTATCAATGGCAATCTTGCTGCCATCAAAAAATTTCAATTCCACACAAGCGGTATCCATGTTAAACTCACAAGAAATCAATCTATCCATAAGAAACCTCCATTTTGCAGGATGTTAGATCATCCCAAAATATTTGAATGCTTCTCGGATCGCTTTCTCTTTTTCCGGTGGGCACTGTGGCTGTCTGGAATCCTCGGACTTCGGCAAATTGTAATTCTTGCCAACTTCAATCCCACATTTCCTCTTAATCTGTGAGATATAAAGATTGGATACCTTTAACCCGCTATGCTCCAGCACATAGTCTTTGATCTGGGTGTAGGTTGCCCCATCCTGAAATTCGGACATATCCATATCTTCCAAAGAGAACTCAACCCGAATCTTTTTCGAGTCGACCTCGCCCTTGGAAAGCAAGACAACCGTCTCAACGGTATTCCCTTTGTCCCACAAAAGCTCCGTAACTTCCCCGCCATCCTTGAACACCGGAAAATTCAGACCAATCCGCTTTAGCGGATATTCAGACTCGTCATTCCTGTAAATTTCAATTTCCTTAATCAAGGCTGTGACCACATTTCTCTTTTCTTCGTCATTTATTATATTATAAACGCAGTCGAAATTCACCATGATTTTGTAAATATTCTCAAGAGTAATTGCCTGCTGCTTAATTGCATCTCGCCGAAGTCTGGCATCTTCGATTTTTTCCTCCAGCTCAACAATGACATCATATAGGGAATCTAACCGCAAGGTCATATCATGGAGCTTTCGTTCCCGGTATTTTGCATCAGCAGGGAGACTGTCAATTTCCCGTTCCAATCTTGTCTTATTCAGATCAACTTCCTTCAGCTTTGCCTGATAGCCCTCCAGTTCTTTATCCACTGCTTTCGTGTCAATCTGAACGCCAATCCGTTTTTTAATGGCTTGGGCATATTCCTCATTTCTTACGATCTCACGAATTGCCTCAATGACCATCGGTTCAATATCGGTCTTTTTCAGCATTGCCTTATATTCACAATGCTTACCCCGGACCATCCTATTCCGACTACATACATAATAGTAAATTTCTTTGTAAGTGCCATCTTTATTTGTCCATGCGTGTTTATTCGTATACATGGGACTTCCACAAACCGGGCATTTCAGCAGACCGGATAACAAATGAACTCGATCCCGCCCAATTTTTGACGGTTGCTTTACTCCGGTTCTAAGGCGCTTGGCATGAGCCTTTTCCCATACCTCCTCACTAACGATTCCTTTATGCTGTCCCTCTGTCAGAATGTAATCGTCATTTCTTTTCATCTGGTAATCGTTTTTTGTGCCTTTGACTTTTTCCTTCGTTCTCCGTCCATAGGCAATTTTACCGCAATAAACCGGGTTATCCAATATCAGTTTAATAAAATGTCCTGTCCAATCCTCTAATGTGCCATTCTGCCTCGGAATTTTCCGTATACCTTGTAAGTTCAACTGATTCGCAATACCACCCAAACCGATTTCCGATGAAGTATATAATTCAAAAATCTTCCGTATTGCCACAGCCTCTGTTTCTTCAATCATCAGCTTGTTATCTTCCAGTGTATATCCGTATGGAGCAAAGCCACCATTCCATCCACCTTGCCGTGCCTTTTCGCGCCGCCCGTTCATCGTCTGCTCGATAATATTCTCACGCTCAATCTCAGCCACAGCAGATAGTACAGAAATCAAAAGTTTTCCGCTTGTCTGAGAGGAATCAATCCCTTCTTCTATGCAAATCAGATTTACACCATAAGATTGAACCAACTCCAAAGAGTTAAGTATATCCGCTGCATTACGGCCAAACCGTGACAGCTTATACACTAAAATATAGTCAATGTCCAAGCCATCCTCAATATCTCTGAGCATTTTTTGAAAGGCAGGCCGTCCCTCAATGGATTTACCGGATTTACCGGCATCTTCATAAGTATCAACAACGATCATTTCCTCACGATCCGCAAATCGTGTCAGCATATTTTTTTGACCTTCCAGGCTGTATCCGTCCACTTGCATCTCTGTGCTGACCCTCGGATACAAAACACAGCGTTTTCCATATCGGTTCATAATTCATACCTCCAAAATTTACTTTTGGAAAATATCCTATGTAAAGCTGCGATTCTCACGCAGCTCCGTCAACCTCGCCCAGCACTCTCATACCATATTTCTCGATGATATGTGCCAGCGAAGTGATAAACGCTTCAAATTTTTGTTCCGCCAGAAGTTCTTCTGACCGGATTTCATCTGAAGGAATCAATGCGCTTTTATTCTGGATATTCTCCATTCAGAATCACCTCCGCAATTCCTAACGAAATTATAACTCTACTTGCACAGCCTGAAAATGATACGGCCTTTCGGCACTTTTATGTAATCCCCAGACTGCACAAGAGCGTCTTGTTTATGTTTTCCATGTCATCCTTGTTTAGATGACCAATATAGTTTTTTAACCTCGACTTGTCGATTGTTCTGATCTGTTCCAGCATAACAACAGATGGTTTCACCAAACCGCATCTGTCATTTAAGTGGTAATGCGTGGGGAACTTTCTGCTCTTTTTGCTTACACTGGTGATTGCTGCAATAATAATCGTAGGACTGAAACAATTTCCCACATTGTTTTGAAGAATGAGTACAGGACGAGAGCCACTTTGTTCAGAGCCGATACCAGGGCTTAAATCAGCCGAATATATGTCGCCTCGATGGAATTTTTCAAACATCACTCTCGCCTCCTTAATATCTTAATACTTAAACAGCCGCACCAGTCTGAAAGAAATCTCCGGATAAAAACCTGGTGCGGCTA